GTTTACTAATCTTTTATTTTTAACCTAGACCCGGGGGGCTATGTTGTATATCCCTCAAACCACTTTTCGATATACCCACGCCACTCATCCTTCCTGTACCGCCGATCCTCATCGATCTCTAGCCTCCTCAAGCATTCCTCTTGACTGACATCGCGGAACACAAGCTCAGCTCCTAGATCACTCGCCAGCTTCTCCCTCTTATACTTATCTTGGTACCCGCCAATGATCCATGCATTATTCCACTTACCGAACCTCGTCTTGATATTATCCAGTAGCAGGTTATGGATACCTCGAACATTGCTGAGTAGGCTGTCCGGTTTATCGTAACTCGGTAGCATAGATACCGCATGATACAACCTATCCATATCGATGACGATATCCCCGCGTTGTACGCGTTGTTGCACTAAGTCTTGCTTACCTGCCATTGGCGGACCGTACACGATGTAGACTGATCTACCGAATGACTGATGCCCGAATCGTTTATGGATAACGTTGTGGCAGTCAAAGCATACCAGTAGAATATTATCCGGATTGAGAGAGATCATTGCGTCCTGTACGTTCTCAGGAGTTAGTTCAACCTTATGGTGCCCAATAATCTCTCGCGCATTAGCTATGCGCTTGCCGCATACCTGGCAATTAGGTCCGCGTTCAGTGATCAGATTAAGCCTGAGGTTTACCCATGGATCCCCTGCATAGAAGGATTGGAGTATTGCATGTCGTGCCGTGTTATCACCAACTTAAAACGATTTACGTTCCTGCTCTGCCTTACGTAGTTCCAGTTCCGCTTCGATCACATCCGTTTTTCGTTTACTCAGCTCAAGGTTAGCCTCTTCGATCTTGCGCTTATGGTTATCGGGCAATAGGTCAAAGTACTTTGTTAACACTTCAAGGGCTTTCATCTTGTCGTGGAACTTAACGGAAATACCTTCCTTGCCTTGCTTTACCTCAGAGATTAACGAGCCGTCAACTTCGTCGTGGTTCTTGATGGTGACGAAGCTCACTGGATGCGTAAGATAATTTCCGTAATCACCAATAACCTTCTGCCCATCGATGTAAACAGGCTCATCGACATAGCCAAACTCGACGCATTCCGTTATGTCAGCGAAGGCAATCTTGGCGTATACCTCCAAGACGTCGAGTGCGTCGATATATAGATCTTGAAGAGCTCTGCCTTTCAGTCGCTTGATTTCAGTGGCGACCTTAGGGTTTTTCAGGTTATCGTGACCTTGAACATGGGCACTACTCTTTGCGTACCCTGCCTTAATCGCTGACATCGTCGCATTATAGCTCTTGATGTAATACAAACAAAAAAGCTTTTGCTTTTCAGTGAGCTCAGGACTTATTTCAAGAGCCGCGCTTACAGGAGATTTGTCTTTGCGTTCGCGTTTATCTGTTTTATTAGTTGCGTCCTGTTTCTTTTTGGACGCATTTTTGGACGCATCTTTTTTCCACTTCTCTCTTTGGTTTCTGCTTTTGATGGTGCTATATTTAATACCGTATTTCTCAGCCAAATCACTTAATGATATTTCGGTGGATTCATATTCCTTGCGTATTATTATCCAATCCATAACTACATTTCACCCACCTCCGTGAGGTTGTTTTATTTTATTTTATTAACGCCTCGCCTGCCTCACGGCCCCGTGCTTACGTTCATATCTGTCATGCCGCATGAGGTTTTTGGTCTCCCTCGTGCTATCATACAATTCATCCAGCGTCTTCCGCTCTAAGCACGTCGCTCCTGTATAGTTCTCGCAGTTACCGCAGTTCACTCCTGCGCCAACTACTTTAGGGGTAAAGCCAACACATTCAAAACTAGCCACTGCAATCACCGCCTTATTAGACATAGAAAAAGCGAGCCAGATTCGCTCTCATTGTCGAGAACGTCCTGCTCGCTTTTCTTACAAATACAATTATATCACATCGAAAGTCAAAAAAGTGTGCAAAGATTGTGCAAAGATTAACCCCTCAGTTCCCACTTCTCAATATCATCAGTTTCAGTGATAGGTATACCACAGAACTGAATCCCGCTTTCAGTGAACATTAACCATTGATACCAGATATCTTTCTCTCTAGCTAGTTCGTCAAATATTTCGTAGTTTATAAGTATAGATTGAACCCTTGGGCAATTATAGTTATTACGTGCCATTTCGTCCTCTTTGTTCCTGATTTCGTCAATCAGTTGGTGAGACAACTTCTTCTCAGATTCCATACGCACAACCTCCCGTATATCAATTTTATCAGATATCTTAACCTTAAGCTATAGCGCCTTCACCGCATCTAACCCAAAATGCCTAACCGCAAACTTCTTGATCGCCTTATCCTTGATGTAATACACATTGCGTCTACCATAACCAATATTAGGACCAATATCATCCTTTGGTGTTCGCACGATATACCACTCTCTCAGGACCTTGCCGTACAGTTCGCACCCAGGTTCACGACTGATCTCATCCAGTATGTCGTCGACCTTGCTTAACTCTGTCAGAGTAGCCTCTCGATTGTCCGTCAGCGTCTTGATCTTGAACATTAGGTTGTAGGTGTTATCGTCCGCATCGCCGGATCCATGAACACCTGTTGGTTCCAAGCTGATAGCATTCAACGAACTCGGGCTCTGCCGACTGACGATTTTGGCGATCTCTCTGTTCATATTCTCGATTGATCGATAGAGGTCGTTGTAGTACCAGAGGATGTTTTCGGCTTCTTTGATGTAGTTCATTATTAATCCCCCTCTGCAGCCTCAGGCTCCCAATAGCTCATCTCTTCTTCCATGGCGGTAATAAGATCTTCGATGGTTTCAATCGGCTCTTCGTAATCCGTGAACGCTTCAAACTCAGCTTTCAAGACTCCTTCGGCTTGCTATATATCTCAATCAACTCAAGCAATCTAAGTAACCGACTGTTAACTTGCCTTATCGCTACTTTTTTCTCATGCCGCATATGGACAAGGCATCGCTTGCAAGTTACTCGTTCATCCGGAACATCGTGCTGACGTTGCCAATACGCCGACTTTATGCCGCATCTTGTCTTCTCGACGTTCTTAGGGCTGATAGAGTGAATGATATCACTGCTCATAAACTAACAGCCCCCCTCGAACTTAGTTTTCAATCTCAAGTACTCATCGCGCTCGTGCTTTTCGTTACGTTCTTTTCTTTCTTTCTCATCTTGCTCGCGCTTCAGTCTGCTTCACAACGCTTTTGATATTCATCTTCGCCGATAACTCCTACTTTCTTTAATTCATCGACTAGCCATTCGTTCCTGCCAGTTACGAATAAGTAGTATTCGGCTTGATGATCATAAAAAACTCTGATTACACTTTCGTTGGTTTCGCCATTTTGCTGAATTACCATTATCCCGCCATCGGTTGTAGCTAAGGTGATTGCTTCGGCAAATTGAGCGCAATGAGTAAAGATAATCGTTTTGCCTACGAGGTCTTCTTCTTTGGTAATAAAATACATAATCTTACTCCTCCTCCCCTGTGGCATACTCGTCAATTATCACAGTACCAGGACTTAACCCCTCCAACCTCCTCCGACTCTCTCGTGGTCGCCATCGGCATCTTGGTCTGCGTTTAAGAGGTAGCGTGTGGAGTTTGCGGTAGTTGTTGCGTAATCTCTGCGTAAAATGTCTTGAGATAAATCTCAGCCTTTGTGCCCATTCCTTCTCGACCTCAGCATCAATCTGTACTGCCTTGATCTGCTCCAGCAATTCAGCAAATATTCCATTTGGTTCCAGATTCGGGAATAGACCGCAGATTATTTCTCTTTCAGTTTTCTCAAGAGCCATTCTCATCTCATCGGCGGCAACAACGACAGCCTTCCCGAGTTCCTTGAATCGTTCCGAGGCTAACTGATCATTCGGCGAGATTGCGACAAACTCTCCACCCATAATGCACTGATATATTAAACGCTCAATCTCGTCTGGTATCAAGATCACGCATCCCCTTTCTGTATGCTGCTGACAAAATTAATACCCCGAATACTTCGCCTTAGAAACCCAAGAGCAGTAGCGTGCTCTATCCCTTGTGGAGTCCACCAATTATTTATATCAGGGGAAATAAACATCCCTCTGCTTTTTCGATAACGACACTCCATGCGACACGCCGCTTTATAAAGCTTGCTGGACTTTATCCTTCTCTTATCAGCTAACGACCACTCGATAACCTTAATAGCCTTATCGGAGAAGAATGATTCATATTCAGGAATGATTGCGTTTTTCATCACGCATCCCCCTTCGGCTCAATCTCCCTAAACCTTGGAACCGTCGCGCCATCAACTTCGACTTCCTCAAAGAACATATCGTATGGTCTGGCAAATACTTCTCCCTTGGAATTCTCATATACCGCAAGGCGTTCATTTGTTTCGGTGTGATATACGGACGTTGATAAGAGTGTGTAGATGCCACCTTTGTAGTGTTGGTATTTCATTTAATACTTACCTCCTCCACCCTATACGGACACTGTCCCTCCCTAGGACTCTCGTTAAACACCGGCACGTCATGCTCGATAAACAATTCCCTCAACCTACAGCCCTCAGGCTTGCCCTTGCACGTCTGGCAAACTCCCAAAGCCTGCTCGCAGATCTCGAAGAAATCCTCAGTCTTGATCGGTGTCACGCTATCAAGCTCCTGCATGCGCTTATACTCCCGGACAGCTTCATCGTGATATTTAACCACAACCTCCATCTTCGCGACTTGGTTAAAGACTTTGACCTTCTCGGCGTTGTCTACACCTTCGAGCAACGCATCTGTGACCCTAAAAATAAACGACTTCGCCATTCTCATAGATTTCACCGAGTCCTTATTGCGGTTATGCTCAGCCCATTCGTCCGACTTGGCAGTGAGATATGCCACGAAGGACGCTAGGGTTAGGACCAGGGTTTTCTCTTCGCGATTGAGGTAGGATTTCATGAGTGGTCACCGCCCATAAGTAATCTGACGAACTCATGCGCCTTTAGTCGAAGCTCTTCAGGTGAACCGCTATTGTCTATGACATAGTCATAATCAAAGTTCAGAACATTTCCATCCGAATAATTACTCTTAATAATCTCCACGTTACTATTCGTAATTAAGAGAGTTGAACAGCCAATATTCTTAAAGCGCTTAATCTCTTCCGGCTCTCTCGAATGGAAAAACAAAATATCGTATAAATTGTCGTGTAAAAATGAATCAATTTCCCTAACAATGTACCTAAAGGCATGATCTGAATATTGTACGGCAAGTTTTTTAAGGTCCGAAAGAAACTTTCTATCCCTGTCTGTTTTTGCTCCTTCCCATCCAAGCATCCTCCCTGCTTCCTTTACTCTGTCTACGGTGGAAATGTTTCTGCACGCCGCTAAATCTTTACAGAAATCAATAAAGGTGTCCTTTCCGCATCCTCCAGTTCCATTTATGAGAATCACCGGTTTATTCATCGATAACCACCTCCGCATAGTGCTCGATTGGAAAGCCCTGATCATACCCCATACTCCCGAATATCGGCGGCAATAACTCCTGCAATCTTAGGAGAAGTGGAATGGCAACCTGTCTCATTTGAGGATGTGCTGGTTTCGCGGCACGAACACTGAAGAAGTGTAGCCATTCGCGAATGTTGGCGGTCATCCATAGTTCGGTTTTCAGGCTGTTTGGTAGGACGCTGCGAGCTTCTTGAGGAGTTGCACCAAGTTTTAGCAACTCCCTATAGCAATTTTCAGCGTTATCCATAGCGGAGGCCCATATCCAGAGATTTTGAGTGTTTTCAAAGCTTTTTGGTAAAATGACGTTAAATTTGTCATCACCCCAAGACGCAGTTTTTAATTCTTTGCCTAAAATCTTTAATGCTCTGTAGGATTTAGGGTGACCGTATGGGAAAATAAAATTTTTGTACATCTTTTCGCACAGTTTGATTCCGATTGCCGGATTAGTTACAGCCATTCTGTGTAGATATTTTGTTTCAGTAGCATATCTAATAGTTGGAGAATAGTTAAAATTAACCTCTAGCCATGTTTTGATTTTATCGAGTATAAATTCCGAACCATTAAATCCGATATTACACGAAAAGGTTTCTGCTTTATTTTTTTGATTAAAAAAGCGAATGCTACCATCTCCGTCCAAAAACCCCCTTAAAAAGTCAGGCAGTAAGTTCTCTGGTATAGAGTCCCATAATAAATCCGCGCATTCATGATTAAAATCATATGTTTTGTTTGGGATAATTCCTTTTTTAATTAACTGTTCCCATAGTTGCTGAGATGTAAAGCAAAGGCTTTTTGCCTCGGGCTGAATAAAATCACGAATCATTCGAAGTAAGTACCAACTATTCTCCTTTTTCTGGCTAATTGTAATTTGCGGAGCATCTTTCCGAATGTTTCCATCAGCTAATATAAACCCTAGTAAATATGCCTTTTCTGGTAAATCAATGTGATCGAAAAAATTATCGTCAATCAACCCTCTTCTGCCATGCTTGCGTCGCTCAATTAAGTTTTTATCTAAAACCTTCCACACTTCCCATTCGGTAAATTTACCACTAGATAGTTCAGATATCTTTTTCATAGTTAGTCCAATGTTGTAAGCTTCAATTATGTCCCGCTCAGATTCAATCCGGATAGAACTTTTGGAAACACTAGATACATACCTAGTTGACTCCTGACTGTAGCTCGCCAATCTATGCCTCACGATCTCATGCGAAACTCCTCGGTCAACGATGAATTTTACAGAGATACTACTATGCTCCAAAACCGACATATGACCACGTTTTGCTATGCTCTCGATAAACTTCTCAGCAGAATCATCCGTTATTCTGCCTTCTGATTTATAGCAAATGCGGCCCTTAGTTTCGATTTTGCGTAATAGTTCTGACCAGTTTTGATTCTCAATAACTACAGATGGTTTAATGATTTTCATAGTTGTTCCTCCTCCAAAAACCTAACTGTTTTCCCAGCTCCGATCGCATAACCCATCTCATAATTCGCACCGTAGCTTGTTTTCCAGTTTGGCAAAAAGTACACTACTCGGCAGACATCAATCATCGCTTTGCATACGTGAAGATATTCCTCTTGCTCAAAACCTTTTGGTAAAAGCGATGGATTCATTACGATATGTCCTGCTGATTCAATCTTTTGTTGCGCGGCGTTAAATTGATCTTTATAGTCGGGGTTTCCGGTTATTTTGCCAGCGATATATGCCTTCATAGTTGTTCCTCCTCAAATTTTATTATCCGCACGCACTCCAACCGCATACTACGCAGTGCTGGCACCCACTCGCATGAATCACCTTTCCGCCACACTCCTCGCATCCTTGTCCTGCGCGACGAAACCAACAGTTGTCAGCCTTCCAATCTGGCACATTCTTTAGGATTGCCGCAACACAATCGGCGGCATCATCCTCATTCTTTATCTCTGGATTCGAGCAAAACTTCTCCCCGCATATCTTCACGCTCTAAGCACCTCCAGTCTCTGAAGTTTGATCTCATCAGCCATAACCCTACAGAATATCGCTCCCATGGCAATCTTTAGCTCATCGCCGTCCAGGGGCAATGCCTCGGAACGATTATCCTTGAGAATGAGTTTGTTCTCCGAGTCTGTTCCTGCGTAGAATTTGCCGTTTATGACTAGTAAGTTACTCACCTGAGATATCCCTTCTCTCTGAGTTTGCGCTCGTGTTCGATCATTACCTCATCGAGATTAATCCCAGCTTCATCGGCTATAACATGCATATGTGTCACCGCTGATTGAGCCACGTCTGCAAGCTCCTTAATCATCATCATTGGAGTTGCAAACAATTTCCCCTGTTCACCGCTGGCCTTCATACCCTTCCCTGTTAGCTGGAGATATTCCCCTATCTCCTCAAAGAGCTTGTCCTTGCACGAAGCTAAGCTCGGCTCAAGGCCATTAAGACGCAGGAACGATATTCCGGGACATTTCGATTCCCACTTCTTGGAGCCTTTGCTTTCACTTCCGCACTCCCTGCAGGGCAAGTCTCGCATCGATAAATGTTCATACTTACACGTTTCGCATGATTTCTTCATTTTGACCCCTCCTCACTCATCGCTTCGAATACCCCGTCTGGCAGTGTTTCCTCAGATACCTTCCCAAAGCGAGTTAACTTAAAAATATTTACGAGCTTGTCCTTAAAGGGATTAAGTCGGCCCTTGATATCATTGTTCCACTCCGACTCATCCCACTCACCCGGGAGCAATCTGTAGCCTCTCTGGCTAAGAATTAACTCAGCTCCACCACAACGAATTCCATGAAGCAAATAATAAATTTCCTTGCCGATGTACCAAGAGTTATAAAGCACTTCTTCCCAATGCCTATGATCTGTCACCAGGTCAGGTCGTGGATCACCGGGATGTCGTTCAGACGTTTTCAATGCAGACATATATTCCAGGCCTTTCTGCCCAAAACTTTTCAGTTATTGAGCTGGCTATCAAAGCGTCGTCTGTCCAGAATCCGAGGTCGGTCATAACGTCCTCGAATAGTTTAATCATATTTGAGCAGTCCGGACGTGTCGTTTTCCATTCGCCGTCTTTATGTTTACCAGTGATCGGGAAGCACCACTTCGTTATCAGTCTCACAGCGCCGGTATATTTTTCCTTCGGTATGTGTTGTGCTAGGTGAGCGTTAAGTTTTGATCGCACTGTTTGCAGTTCTGGTGATTCATAAAACTGAGGCTTGCCATTCACGCACCTAGCCTTTTTTGTTTGATGTGTTTTTTGAGGTGGGACCAAGCTTAGAAAGAACTCCGTCCGCATCATCTCACCAATTTCAGGGATGTCTCAGCGGGGAATAGATTCATAGGTCCCTCGATGCTTTCCCAACTGATACCCTTATCCAAGAGATCAGGAATTTGCCCCTTGGTAGTTGCCCAATTCAACCCCAGCTTTTCAACCATATTTAGCCAATCCTCAACGTCATGACCAACGATATCGACCTTGGGGCCATCCTTTGACTGCACCAACTGAATGTGCTTCAGCTCGTGATATACGAGCGCGACGATCTGTTCTCGACTCATCAACATTGTATTTTCCTTAAAGATCTCCAACATGTACTCGAAATACTTTCCTGTTACCTGGTAGATGATTTCCTCAAACTTCGGAGGCATCTTACTTATCTGGGCGTAAACGATTGAGTTGTTCTTTTTGCGCTTGTCCTCCATGTTCTCGATAAAGAGAATATTTTTAACCGGCACATATTCAAGCTCTTTGAATTTTGATTTTAAGGCTTCGGCCATTGGTCGATAATCTTCATTGATTTTATACTTGCCGCTAAACTCTTCAACGGCGATGATTCCTTTTTGGTTTTCCATAATTTTCAACCTCCTACTTTTTCCAACTCTCTGAAAAATTCTCCTAGTTACGGATAGGGGAAGGAAGGTAAGGAGGCTTAGCCGACGCCTCCTTACTTTCCCCCGTAACCCACGTGCTAGGGAAAGGGAAAAATACCTATACGTAGTATAGATTTTCCCCTTCCCTTTCCCTAAGGGAAAAAGTCGAGAAAACACCGACTTTTTCTTCCCTAAGGGAAAGTAGTAGGGAAAGGGAAAATCATCGACTTTTTCCCTTAGGGAAGAAAGTAATTCTCGAACATTTTTCCTTACTTTCCCTGAGGGAAAAAGTTATTTTCCCTCGACTTTTTCCCTAATCAAACCTTGAACAATTTCATACCTTGGATGCTCCTTGACTCTATTTCTTACCGTTTTTTCGACTGCCCCCATGTATTCAGCCAGTGCCTCCACTGTAATATTTCCATCAAAAGTGCATCCCTTAATAGCGGTTTCCAGTGATTCCAGTCGCTCTTTTTTGCGATCTTCAGGCTTTTTTTTCTTGGTAAAATTCTTTTTATAGGGTTGGGATGCGCCCTCAGATTCAACATCTTTCAAGCTGCCAACATCATCAATTGAGTGGATCGGATAGTCGAACCACACATTTACTGGACTGAATTTAGGGAATTCTCGCAAGGTTCCCTCGATTCTCCATGCTGATTTTTGCCGTACTTTTTGCCGAACCGCCTCGGTATCATTAACGATATTTGGGTAATATTTCTCGCCTAATAGCCTGCGGCATATCGTCAACATTTGCGATTCACTGCATAAATCGTCTTGAGATACTTCATCTTCCCAGCCCTTATATCTCTTGATTAACCATGATTCACACACCTTGCAGACGGCTTTGTTCTCTTCTTGCTTGAGGAGTGAATCAGTTAAGTCAAGTTCAATGAGGTCCAAAAGTGCGTCTGGATCCCTGGCGAATACCCCTGACCCTGACGATCTATCCATGCTCTTTTTGTTACCCTGAGTACCCTTGCTGTGATGATGGCAATAGATCACGGCCGCCCCTAATTCTGTGCATACGCGGTCGAATTGGTTGCAGAAATTGGCCATCTGATCAGCGCTATTCTCGTCGCCAGTGATTACTTTATAGATTGGATCAATGATAATCGCTGTGTAGTTTTTCTTTTGCGCCCTTCTGATTAACTTGGGCGCCAGCTTATCCATTGGTACCGATTTACCCCTTAGGTTCCAGATATCAATATTGTCTAAATTCCTTGGCTCCCATCCTAATGACTGATAAACATCCTTGAACCGATGCAGACAACTGGGCCGGTCGAGCTCCAGGTTGACATACATGACCTTCCCTTGGGCACAATCCCACCCCATCCACTTTTTACCCTCAGCAATGGCACAGCTTAGCTCTATGAGAGCAAACGATTTACCAGCTTTTGACGGACCCGCTAACATCATCTTGTGGCCCTGTCTGAGGATATTGTGGATCAGGGGAGGAGATAAGTCAGGCAAGAGGTCCCACACACTAGCCATGCTTTCCGGTTCTGGCAGATCATCATTGATACCCTCGATCCATTCCTGCCAGTCTTTCCAGTTCTCCTTTCCAATGTTGGCATCAACTAGGAATTGCTTTTGGCCATTCCGCATAACGCCAGGCATCCGCGAAAGCCTTGAGGGATTACGGTTCTGAGTGTCTACCTTAAGGCCGTTTTTACGGCATACATCATAGAGGTAATCCACTCGTTTACGGTATTCGTCATAAGTGTCTGCATCGATTTTCACAATAGCATGTAAGCTCTTTTTGCCACTGTGAACTAAACAAGCCACCGGCAATTCAAGCTCTCTAATGATCGCGTTTTGCTTGTCAATTTCCATTTCATCCGATTCAACTAAAGCGAATTTATAGTCCGTAACATTCTCGTTTTTAACGCCCTTGCCATCAAGCGGATTAAAGCGGATCCACGCGCCAACTTCAGGCTTACAGTCTCCCAGTACGGACCCGATATCCCCTTTACACTGATTAAGTTGTTGGATCAGCTCACCTGCTGTACGGTCCCAACATCCCTTTGTGGGAAGATGTTTGCCGTCTTTCTCCCAGCTCTCGGTAACATAGCCAACGTTATCGGACGACTCGAAAAGGGTTTCTAAGTATTTCACTAACTGACCGGTCTGATCCCATGTATCTGGCTCAACAACTTCCTTACCTTCTACCCAATCCTTATTGATAACGACACGCTCATCCTTACTTCCGATAATGTCATTCCAT